AATGTCTAAATTCAATCAATTTGCGATTATACATTGTCGCTATTTAATACTATTAGTACTATTACCAACCCTAAAATTAAAGCTACTACTAATTGTATTTTATCGAATGTATTCATAATTCACTTACTTCAATTTCTGCCAATCTTTCAATCTCATATTCAACTTCATTTTTGAATTTTTGACTTAAATTAAGACTGCTTAAAGATTCTCCCTCAACCCAAATACCCTCTATTTCATAATCAATATATTCTTCTCCGAATGGTGCATCATTTTCCTTTGAAAAAGAAACCTTAAAATCAATTGAATATTCTTTGCCACTTTCGTCAATGAATGTCAATAGTCTTTTGTTGTCGCTTGTTTCAATGTCTATTTCGTATCCCTCTACTAACTCGTGTGACTTAACCATATATTTTGTACCAATGGCATTTAGAACTGCTAAATCATAGTTCTCATAAAAATTTCCGTTAACTGAATAAATTGTCATAATAGTTTTTTTAAGTTTTAAAATTATGGGGGAATCTCACCCCCTTGTTATTATTTTCTTTTTAAGTATTTTCTTAAAGTATTAAGTTGATGTTTCCAATCATTCAACGTGTCGATATAATTTATTACATCTTGCTTAATGTAAAACTTTTCAACGTTGTCAATTAAATCAAACGCGCCACATTCAGACAAAAACTTTTTTGTTTGTGTCGTGACAACAATACCAAAATATTTTTCATTTTCACAAAAAGCTATATCCGTTTTTTTATACCATTCATATGCCATATCACTTGTAGATATAACGCTTTTAATCGCGTTACCTTGTTCAAATGTTACGTCTTGATAGTTATAAAGTGCCGTGTAAATTAATTCATTGTTGTTTTCAAAAATTGCTTTCATAGTTATATTTTTTCGTCATATCGTTTGGTCAATGACATATGCGAATATAAGTATATTTTTGAATTACACAAAGTTATCAACAAAAAAAAAGGGAACAAAAATATGTTCCCGTTCTTGATTTGTGATTGTGTTATTTAGAAAATATGTGTCAACCTGGCGATTTGTCCGTGAATCGGATGATGAATATATCCTTCAACCGCCTTCGGTGAATGTTGATATCCATTTCGGTGATGCCACGAATCCGTTCCGGATGGTGAACGAAGTGATTCGACACATATACTTCCGAAATCTTTCGATTGTTTGTGGTGAATATGATGTGTAAAAATGTATCGATGTTTTGTCGAGCTCCAATCTTTTGATTCTTGCGCCATCAACAACGGCAAGTCCGAAAACTTCGCGCCGTCACCGTGTGTCGTTCCGATTAAGTTTTGACCATACGTTGAATATTTACGATGCGAAATCGAACAATCGAATGTGATGTTCTTCGCGTTTCTGAAATGCGTTTCGATTACATTTGCCAAAAAGAACCCGGATTGATAATCGTGATTTGATGGATTAAAAACAAAATGAACATCCGCAACCGAAATCAATGTTTCAAGAATGTCAATATATAATCTTTTTGCGGTCAAAAAATTATCATACCACATTCCGTCCGTGTCTTGTGGTGTTCCGCTTGTCGTTCGATTCGGCGTGTCGGTGTGAAGAACATCGTTTCCACCAACGAAAATAATCTTGTCGATTTTCCACCCTTGCGCTTTGTCAAGTATTCCTTGAACACCTTCCTTCACTCGTTTGACTGCGATTTGTTGATTATAATCTTCACCGGTTTCAAACGAATCGCAAAGTTTACCGATATGAATATCCGCCGGGTCAATCAAAAGAAGATGACCGTCCTTTGATTTGGTTCTTTTAATGGTTGGATATTTGGGTGAATGTTCTTTCAATTCTTCAATGATTCGTTCCTTTAAGTCATCCGACTTTTGAAAATCTTCACTTTTGAATTTTGGATTCTTTACAAATAAACTTGTTTCTTTTGACTTAAACCAACCGTGTTTGACTTGCTCCGGATTCAATCCTTGTTCCTTGCACGATTTTTCAAACGCTCTAAGTTCAATCAACAAATTGCATTCTTCTTCATTCACCCATCTTCGAATATTTCTTTTTCGTCCTTTCATCTTCTTTCATTTCGTATTAATAAAATAGCAACAACTAACAATCCAACTAAAATCAAAAGTAATTTCCAGGTAAAACCGGAACGACCTAATCGTGTTCTAATTTCTTGACGTGTGTCTTGACGAATTTCCGTTCGTTCGGTCTTTGCATCTTGACGGATTTCTTGACGCGTCTTAATATCGTCACCGTCGATGAATTTATACTTCGTCAAAAACATTGTGTCAATTTCGCGAACAATTATTTCGGTATAAACCGTATCGTTTGAAATTCTTTCAATCGTGTCAATTTGATTGAACGTGAATCGAACCGTGTCAATTTTTTCGGTGATAATATTCGGATTCTTTTTCACCGCCCTTCGGATATGATATGGAGCGGAACAAGAAGTCAGTAAAAAAAACAAAATTAATTTCTTCATAATTCTAAAATATTACACGAATCAACAACCGATTTTGCGACAAGTTTGATCCATTCGTTTGACATTATTTTTTTTGATTCTTCTTTGTTTGAATGAAATCCAAGTTCCAAAAGTACCGCCGGACATCGTGTGTTTTTCAAAACATAGAATCTTGATTCTTTGATTCCCCTATCTTTTGTAAGTCCGTGAAAATTGCAAGTCAATTCTTGATGAAATATTTTCGCGACTTTGTTGGATTGCTTTGAATCTTCGAAGTGATATATTGAAATTCCTTTCGGTGATGTCCATCCGCGACCGTATGCATTCGAATGAATAGATATGAATATACATTCACGTTCGTGTGTTAATTTGTTGACGTTTTCAACACGTTCCCGAAGTGATACGTCTTGCCATGTGTCAACAAGTTCAACACAATCAAGATTGTTTTCTTTCATCAACGATATTATTGCTTTGACCTTGCGTCGATTTTCAACACCTTCATAAAGGATTGAACCGTCTTCGTGAAATGGTGAACGTTTCCCTGGCGTAACATATTGACCGGATTCCGGATTGATACCACCGTGTCCGGCGTCCAATATGTAAAGAAATTTACTCATTATGATTGTATTAAAAAAAAAGACCGACACAAAAAATTCAATCCTTGCATCGGTCTTTAAACTAACTATGAAATAAGCAAAACGAAGATATATAAATATATCGTTTACTTTCTATTTAAATTTTTGAAAGATGTCAACATTTTGTCGATGAACGAATATCCAAATGTTTTCTTGAAGTTTTCGTCAATGCTTTTCGCTTCAATTATCATCACACTAATCAACGCCAATTTCACAAATGGAATTGTATCGTCAATAAATAGTTCGGAAATTCGGCACAATATAATTGCACACAAATAATAAATGACTTTCGAAATGATGTTTGACAATTTACGCGACTTGATTTCTTTAATTCCTTTTTGACCGGCGACCATTACACCCGTAATCGTGTCGATTAAAACAACAACAATAACCGATGTGATTGCCCAACTAATAGGAATAAAAAAAGCAGTCAATGACGCGGTCATATATGCGCAAAATTTGAATGTAATCGTTTCACTAATCATTGACCGAAAAATTTATGTGATGGCGATTTTGGAAAAACAATGTTTTCAAAATTGATAATTGTCAAAGACATTACGTCAACGCAATAACCTTCTTTAAATGTTGCCGGAACAACTTCATTTCCGTCGTTATCAATAACCGCTTCGACATCAATAACTTGTCCGATATAAACAATCGATTCAAGATTTCTTGAACTCAAATCGGAAATTGCTTCTTCTTTGCTTGAATAAACTAACTTATATATAATCATAATCGAACAACTTTTTTGATTCGTCCTTCGCTCATTGTGTACGTTGACGGATTTGAAATGACGTTCGTTGTGTCGTCTTCAAATGTTTCGGTCAATGTTGATGTTCCCGTCAATCCCGTCACTTCAATTACGTCCGCATTACGCGTCACCGTTTGGTTTGTTGTTGGGATATAACTTGAAACACTTGGTTGTTCTTCCAATTGTGCGCCTACAATATAGAATCCACTTGTTCCATCCGGTGTGAATGAAACGTTTCCGTTATATGCAAACATTGAATTTTGAAGATTTGGTTCACCGCTTGGAACATTTATTGTCACGATTAATCGATACCATCCATCCGCAAGTGAAACAAAAGTTCTTGAACCGGTAATTGTCCCGGCTTGAACGAAATCAATTTCCGTTCCGTTTGTTAAATTAAAACCATATTCAACACGGTTGTCAAATGCCGCACCCGTAAAACGCAACCAAATATTATACCCACCATCTTTAAAATATCCACTAAATGTGAACGAAGTATTTGACGAGCTTGTTGTTCTTCTTACAAAATGGTTTCCGGAAATAACTTCGGGAATCATCTTGTCCGCGTTGACCGATGCAATCGGTGACGCTATTGAATCACTTGTGATTGTCGCCCTTGTTTTTGTCCAATAATTATTTGCAAAATCATCGGAGTAATGTAGTAAATTTGTCGATTGTCCTTCAACTAATATTGACGGACACGTCGTGTTCGTGTAATCTAATCGCGGAACATTCACCGCAACCGTTTCAATCAATCCACTTGAATTCATTCTTGTTGCGGTTGTCGAACGTGTCACCGTTGCGTCACCGCTTCCGTCGTATGGTTTTAATGAATAGAGCGTCCCGGCTTTATATCCGTTCGCCGTGATTACTAATGTTGCATCGTCCAAATCAATCGCCATAATATTATAATAAAGTAGTTAAACAAGTTTTTGATTCGAATGTTCCGCCATCCGAAGTCACACGACCTTCAAACATATCCGACGCAAGTCCATTGTAAGAAACAAGTTGAATGTCCGCCAGGTAGTCAAGGGTCAATTGTAATGTTGCACCGGCTTGTGTTCCGTCTTCTTTCTGAATATCCGAAAACAATTGATTCCAAGCATACGCTTGTTTTGAATTGTTAACAATTGATATTGTCGAATCATCACTTTCATAATATGAAAACGTTGAAATTTGTGTTTCCGTTCCGTCGTCTACGGTGACAAGTCCGCCGTCACCAAATATTTTTATTGCCATATTTATTGTGTATTAATGTTTAATCGTTACCGAAGTCATATGTTGTGTAAGGAATCGCACACCAATCCAACGAATCAAATACTTCAAGTGACAAATTCATCGTCCATCCGGCGGTCATATCGTGACCACGATTGATGAATGGGTCGGTTGAAACCGAACCTTCAATTGACAAATAATCTTCAAATCTATTTTGTTTCATTGTGATTCGAATGTCATTGCAAACAGACAAACAATCGGAATGAATTTCATCAATTTGTGAATAGTCACTCTCATTGTATTTATCACAAATAATAATTTGAAGATTCACAAAAATAGACTTGTCCGTCATTGAACCCGGTTGAATTGTTGCAACCATTAAAGGATAATTGATTGTGTCTTGACTTATCGCGTCAATGAAGTCACCAAAAAAGAAATCATTTATTTGACGATGCGCCGTTGCAATTTCGTTTAGTTCCTTTTTTATTTGATTTATCGTTTTGTCCATTTAGGTAAACTTTTAATTTTTCGATTTGTTTCTTTGAAATTTTAAAACTCATTTTGACCAATTGATTCGATACCCCGTTTTGATTTTCTTTAAGTCATGATTTGTTCTTGTGATTGATTCAGTATATTCCGGATATTTAGTTCCGCAATCATCTTCAAGGAATCCGATCAATCGTTCAAGATAAAATTCCGCATCCTTGTGAAGTTCGTCACGGAATGAAACCGTTTCCGATACCGTGTTCGCGGTGATGTTTTCATCCGACACACGTCCGGTTGTCTTGTTTGTAATTTTAACATTGGATAAAAGCGCGACTTTGTAGTCAACCAATGAAACCAACGCCGGGATGACATAGTCATCCATCAATTCGCGATAATCCGTCGACCAGGTATCCGTTGAAACCCTTGTCAATAATGCGCGGAACAATGGCGAACCAAGTGCCGGTTGAATGTTCATCGCTTGAACGCGGTTGATTGCAACCGACAAGATTTTCGTGTCCGAATTTTGGTGAATCAATCCTTTCTTTTTTAGTGATTCCGTAGAAATCAAATAATTTGTTGCCATATATTATTTTTTTAAAACTAAATGTTGACGCCATTCGTGTCGACACCACGCCGTCGTTCGATTTGTTTTTGGATTATGATAAAAACCACCACGATATCGCCAAACGTCGCGACCGATTGAACCCGTAATCAAGTCAATTTCGGAACGTAAATACATTCTATTAATTCCTATTAACGTTTCGCAAAATTCACGCGATGTTGGAATGACTTCCGCACCGAGTCCCGGTTTTACTTCGTATGAATATCTAATTTCAAATTGGTCAATTTGAACATCGATACCGTCAAGAACTTGTTCACCAAGTTTTGAAGTGACACCGTCAACAATCAAGTTCAATTTTCCAAGTCTGTCCATTGACTTCGCAACTTCAACGATTGGTTCGTTGATTGCCTTTGAAATTGACGTTCCGTCTTCACCTTCAATCAACATCTTTAAAACATTTTTGTCAAGTGATGTCAATCCGTTTCGGATGTCGTCAACCTTGTCGAAAAATTGTTTGAAATTGTCCGCTTCGAATTGTTCAACTTGCTTTGAACCAAAATCATTTGAAACCGAAATTGATTTGACAACTTTGAATTCGTCTTTTGATTGACCGTACTTTTTAAATATTTTCAAATCTTCTTTTGCCGAACGGAATTCACTTGGTGTTTCTTTTATTCCTACAATTTCACGCGCTTGTTGTATTGTTATCGACGGGAATGACGCAAGGATAACTTGAACACCGGATTCCGGAGTCAATGTTCCAAGTCCAACCGCTTCAACAATTCCAACAAGTGACGAAATTTGTGCGCCATTCATAGCAGTTCCGGAAACGTTTTCGGTTTCTTCTTCTTCAACAACCGGTTGTCCTGGCAACGCGTCAATTGATACTTCTTCAATCGCTTCGGCAACAATTCCCATCGGTGACGCTTCAACAAATTCAACCGTTCCAACTTCACCGGACAATTCAATCATCTTGTCAATTAACCACAACAAAGAATTTTGTCTTTGTGCAACATATATTGATTTGAATATTTCAAACGATTCAAGAAGTTCCGTCGCACCACCAAGTTGACCTTCCGTTTTGATTCCGAACAACATCGGATTCGTTGCCGAATGTGAAACAAGTATATTTTGTTGAATAGATTTTTCCGTCAAATTATATCTATCCGCCAAATCATTGCCGTTCAAATTTAATACCGACGGCGCGTTTTCGTTTCCATCTGAAAAAGTAATGATGACATCGTTCGTGTCTTCAATCGATGTTGATGTTCCTTTGACTTGTTCAACAACGGAACGTTCTTCTTCTTTGGATTGCGGCTGACCGGATGCAAAATTAATTATAGAACCGATTTTGAATGAATTGGATATCTCAAAAAAATGGTACTTTGAAATTAACAAGTCCGCGTTTATGTCAGTTATCCCACCGATATAAGACGGTTTTGGATATGTTCCCCTATCACCTTTCGTTTGTTTGGTTGGTGTCTTATAATAGATGACGAATTTTCCCGTTCGATTTTCCATATCAAGCGGCAACAATTGACGATAGTTCGTATCTTCAAACGTTTGTTTTCTTGCGCTCCAATCATCGGAAAAATAATAAATCGATTCGTCAATGTTTGTTCGAACGCGGTCGATGTCAAAATGTTCCCACCGAACAACCTTTGAACCTTCACGATTCCAAGTTCCAATGACACAAAAACCGTCGAACAATTCAAAATCGAATGCGACTTTTTTAATCATTTCATCAATGGTAAAATCTGAAAATTTATTTTCAATGAAATTGTCAAGTTGTCCACTTGTTATTTTTAAACCACCACCGGCAACATAATATGTTTTAGTCTTAATTATGCCCTGGTTCCAAGCACTACCATTGAATAAATCCACCAAGAAAAATGGGTACTGATTGTCCGACCCCCATTTTTGGAAACCGTGTTTTTTGTCAAGTGATTCTTTTCCTTCCGGAATTTTTTTGGATTGTGAGAATCCCGTCGCGTGAATTTTTTTATTCTTCATTATAAACCTTGTTTGATTCGGTTGTTGTATATTCTGAATTTGCGGCGTCAACTAAAAAGACGTGAGCGCGTCCCGTTTCAACGCGATTCAATCCGGATGGATTAAGATTGCCCGAACCGGAATTTTGTTCGTAAACGTTATATGTATAGAACCCGTCAATTGGGAAAAGAAACGCACTTGACGTCACGGTGAATTCGTTGTATCTATTTTTATTTGTTGAAATGTCCGAAAGAACACGATACAATTTTGTGTCGGTTTGTTCTTCAATAAATTCGAAAAGATATTCGACGTCACTAATCGTTGTCAATTCCTTCAATGTCACCACTATTGTGTTCGTCGCTCCCTTTCGTAATCTTAGCATTTTTTTGAAGTTTTGGTTTCTTTGCTTTTTCGAATATATCCAATCCAAGACCGAAGTATTTTTCTTCGTTACCTTCTTCGATTAATATATGTTGACGGATGATGTCACAAGACACCTTTGTTCCAATAAACTTTTTCTTGATTTTCATATCCAATAAATTTAATGAAAAAAAAGGATGGTGAATAACACCACCCTTTTCAATTTAGATTAAGTTATCAACGTTGCAATTATGCCGCGTATGAACTTTGAGCAATTAACGTCGCCGCTAGTGTTGAATCAACATCCGGAACTTCGTCGTTTTCTAAGCTCGAAAGAATTATTGTGTGACCATTGCGGTCAGATTTTGCAACCCCCGAACCGTATTCGTTTCCGTCACCTACTTTCATTCCTTCGTTGAATCCTAACATCACAAACGTTCCGTCCGCTTTTTCAACCATACAAGCAAGTTCATTTTGTGCAAGTGCGTGAATTGAAGAACGAAGTTCTTTTGTGTCAGCATTCAAAATCATTGTTAATGATTGTTCATACCACAACGTTCCGTTTTCTTCGTTACGTTTAACCGGTGCAGTATAGCTTGAAAGATTTGATTTTAATTTATAGTGAAATGTTTCACCCGTCACCGTCAACGCGGTGATTTCATTTGCGGCAATTGTTGACGCGCTCCAATTGGCAACCGGAAACAAAAGAGCACTTTTGATTCCACCTTTCCCATTGGTACACGTACGGTCATTGAATCCGCTACTCATTAGGCATGACATAGAATTTTTTTTTATTAGTTTATAAATAACCGAACGACATCGCGCCGTTCGGTTTAATCTTTATCTTCTTTTTATGTTGGTGAAGATGTTCCGTTCCAAACTCCGATTTGGTCTAAAAATGGCACGTTTACACCCGCTCTAAACTTAGAACGCATATATATAACGTCATCATCCATTGAATACCAAAGTTGGAAATCATCCAAGTCACCCGTTAAGTCAGTTCCAAAAATGAAGTGACTTGCGCGTCCCGTGTAAATGTTGTCCATTGTGTTAAGTCCAACACATTTTGAAACAACCATGTCCGTTCCTGGCACGGTAACTTCGTTTAGTTCCGCAATCGCTTCCGGTGAATAATGGAAGAAGTTTAAATCAACTAAATTCTTAACTAACTTGTTGAAGTTTTCACGTCCCGTAAAACATACGAAATCCGTTCCTTCAGCAACCGCTTCCGGTGTGTTTGTAAACACTTCGTAAAAAACATCGTAAGCGTTTGCGTTTGTGATTGCCGCCGTTGAACTTGTGTTCAAGTTAACACATCCCGCCGCCGTCGTTAAGATAGAAACGAAACCGTTCATGAATGCAAGATTCCCCGTTCCCGTTGTTTTGTTTCCTCTCCAAATTAGTTTGTCAAGTTCATTCGATTGAAGTGAATTGATATACGCAACGATTTGCGCTTCGAAAGGAAGTTCTTCGTCTTCCGCCATTGCTCCGGCACGAAGATTCAATTGTGTCCAAAATCCCGCCAAATCTTTTTGACAAAACTTTTTCATATATCCAATCGTTTCAACTGCTAAAGCTCTATCCGTGAAAACCGTGTTTCCACTTGGAGTCATTGTGCAATCACCCGCTTGATATACGATTGAATCGTCCATCAATTTGATTTCTTCACTTCCTTTGACACCTTCTTGAATGGTGATTTTTTCCAAAGTACGTCCCGCAGTTACTTGCTTCACAAGTATTTCGTCACGTTGTGCGTCTACATACGCCGCCAATCCCGATACATCAAAATCAAAGTTTGATGCTACATATTTTTTTAATGACATTTGTTATCTATTTTTAATAATGTTTTTGAAATATTCCGCGCGTTTATCTTTATTATCCACCGTCGAAAATTTCGATTGTTCTTTTTGATCCGTTGGTTCATTCTTGAAAGAATTGAATTGAGATTTCAATTCGTTCAATTCACTTTGAAGACTTGCGTTTCGTTCAAGAATCGATTCGATTCCCGTAACAATTGCGTTCAATGGTGTTTCAATTTCTGACAACTTATTGTCAACAATTGTTTCAACATCGTCACTTGACATTTCTTCTTCAACTTCTTCAACTTCGGCAACTTCTTCGCCTTCAGTTCTTTCGTCAATTACTTCGACAATTATTCCTTCCGCATCCAATACGATGGAAACGCCTTCAAATAAACCGCTTAATTCGTGTGTTCCTTCCGGTGCGGGAATTTCTTCGCCGTCTTCCGTCTTCACGAAAACCGCCGTTCCCGGAACAAGTTCACCTTCATAGGTTAAAACCGTCCCGTCCAATAAAGAAACATCTTCGAATTTTTTTTCCGTTACTTGAGAAACATTTTCGTCATCGTTTGTCACGTTCGCAACAACTTCCGTTTCATCGGAAAACATTGACTTTAATGTGTCAAGTTTTTCAATTACTTTTTGAAATTTACTCATTTTGTAAAAAAATTAAATTTGTTCGAATATTGTGTTTGACCGTTTATTTTTTTGCAAGTTCAATCAATTCATCAAGGATTGATTCAATAGTCACATCGGATTTGAATTGTGAATTATCCATCACAAACGTTCCTTCGATACTGAATCCGGTCACTTCGCCCGACTTAATTCTTTGATACAAATCTTCGTTTTCAATTTTGTATGTTGTTATCCAAGAACCATCCGTCACGTCCTTGAAACGTTCGGGAGCGGTGAACCCTTTTTCATTATCGACTTGATATGAACCAATCATATAAACACCATCAACAACATCATTTGAATTGTGCTCGATGTTTACGTTGTTGAATCGATTGTTTCTTGCATAATCGTGAATGATGTCTTTGATTGCTTTCTTTGTAAAAACAACATAATATTCACCGGAATCATCGTGTCGATATATTGGTGTGTCGGCGGAAATCGAAACGCCCGAAACGGTTCTTTCATCATCATTGAATTCATATCGAACAATCTTTGAAAAACTTTCGAATGAAATTTGATGCGCCGGGTCGTGAACTAATGAATTAAAGTTTACGCCGGTATTATCGTCATCCAAATCAATTTGGATTTCGTATATAGGTAAATTTTTGTTTATCATAATTATTGTGTTTCTTTGTTTAAATTAAAAAAATTATGACATTCGTATATCCATACCGAAAAAAAGAAAATGACTTTTGTATAATCAAATCAATGCAATGCGTTCGCAAATATTATCCTGGCGCGAAAATATTTGTCATCGGTGACGAACCGAACACCGACATTGATTTCGAACATTATTATTCCGAACATCGAAATATCATTGTCGCATCCGATGTAACATCTAAAATCCTTCAATTTGCGTCAATGCACAAAGGTGAATTCATTTATATGAACGACGACTTTTTTATCAATGACAAATTCGACTTCAATATTGTTCACGGTTCAATCGAGATGCTCGAACGTAAAGATGGCAAAGCATCAATAGGTTGGAATCAATCGGTTGATAATACAAAGCATTTTCTTGAACACAACAAATATCCTATTCGTTCTTATGAATGTCACCAACCGGTCGTGTTCAATTCGAAGTTGTTAATCAAAACAATGAATCAAATCGATTGGAAAAATCACGACCATTTTATCAAATCACTTTATTTCAATATAAATGTTCCGATTCGATTCAACCCAATCGACAACGTCAAATTGATTGAACCGAACTTGAGCAAAGCCAAACGATATTTGAATGACTTCGGTTGTCTTTCAACCGGTCAAGGATTCATGACAAAGGATGGCGCGGAATTTATTATGTCAATCTAAAATTTTGCTACTTCATTTATTTGCGCCACGTTATTGACCGCGTTCGTGATATCCGTTTCAACGACGACGACTTGTGTCATTGAACTTGATGTCGTTCCATCTTCATTCAAATCGGTTGTGTCTGACAATGCATCGCCAATTGAAAACGATGACGCACCCGCACCCGTTCCACCACCAAGACCACCCGTTGACGTGTCCGGCGGCGGCGGTGTACTTCCGGATTTTGTGAATTTTGAATTCTTTATTTTTGCAATGTTTGAAAGTAACATTGTCGTTTGTGCGGCAAGTCCTAAAATTGCACCGGGATTTGGAACACCACCAATCAACAAAGGATTGTCTTTAATGTACGAACTTACGGCGCGATAACCATCAATTCCGGCTTGTGCTAGTTGTAAACCTTTATTGACGTTGAATTGTTTTTCCGCAAGTTTTTCTTGAAGTTTTGAATTTCCTTCGGCGTTATCAATTTCATTTTTTGAAACGACATCATTCAATGATGACAAAGAAGATAAACCTTGCGACGCCGCGTTCAAAAATTGTTCTTTTAATTTTTCTTTTGCTTCTTGTTTTTTCTTTTCATCTTCAAGTTCTTTGTCGTTCCATTTCTTGTTAATTTCATCAAGTGCGGTTTTTTCACGTTCAAGTATTTCCGTTTCAAGAAGAAGTTTTTCTTCGGCGGTCAACAACATATTTTCCGCCAGGGATTCACGTTCACGTTTGAATTTGTCATTTGATATTTCAATATCCTTGTCGATTGAATCACGCATCAATGAATGACGTAAATCGTTCGCGGTCTTGGTTGCGGTCGCTTTGTCAATTGCGTCTTGGTCACGATGTGTTTTTCGAATCGCGTTCAATTCAATTTCTTGTTGTTCAAGTAATTGTTTTTCAAGTGATGCATTTCCTTGCGCCTTCAAAAACAATGCGTCGTATTTTTCCGCGACCGCTTGTTCTTCAAGTTCTTGTTTTGACATTTTCATTTTGAACAATGCATCTTCAACTTCGGCTTGTTCCAACAACGCTTGATTGATTCGGTCTTTTTCGGTTTGTTTTGCTTCGGCAATCTTCTTCGATGCGTCCGCGTTCTTATTTGAATTGTCTTCGATGACTGCGCCTTGTTCAACAATTAAATCGATTTGACTTTGAATTGAACCGTCAAGTTCATCAAGAACGGCGACTTGTTCTTTCGATGTTCGAATCGCGGTGATTGTTTTTGTATTCGCTAAATCTTGTGTCGACAACATTTGAACGTTGCCGGTGATAACTTTCGCAATACCGAACGCGTAATCCGAAACCGCAACATTTTGTCCGGTTTGTGCGTCAACTTGAGCTTTGATTTGTGTCTTTAATTCTTCCGTTCGAAGTGATGCGATTGCGTCTTGTTTCGCTTTCAACAATGTCAACTTAGTATTCAAAACCAACGCTTCGTTAACCTTTGTTAATGAATCCTTTTCCGCGTCAACGTTTGATAATAGATTTGGATATTCTTTTTGTAAGTCTTTGACCGCTTGAACTTTTTGGTCACGCGTCAAGGTTTCGTCTTTTAATTGTCTTTGAAGTTTATCCGACGCGCTTAATTCCTTTGCAACCTTATCAATCGCCTGGTCATTTACTTCGTTCAATGCGTTTTGTTCAGCAGTTACACCCAACAACATATTTTTCAACTTGTCGAAGTTCTGAATCAATAAACCAACCCCGACAACAATCGCACCGATTCCGGTAGCTAATAACGCACCGCGAAATAACTTCGTCGCTTTTGTTCCGCTTCCGATTGCTTTGTTATATAAATTCTGAACGGTCGTTTGAATTCTTGTTAATGCAATTGAATTGTTTGTGATTTCTTGTTTGATTAATTCGATTGAATTAAGAACACCTTGCGCCGCTTGAAGTTGTGTAATCGTTTCGAGTAAGTCTTCGTTTTCATCACCAAGCAAAGCAGTCACACCGGTGAACGCTTGGAAACCCGCGACCGCTCCCGTACTTACGGACAACGCCGCGTTCAATCCTTTTCCACGTTCGGCAAGTGCATCGATTGAACGGTCGGTTTCGATTATTACTTTTTTATAGTTTGCAGTCTTTTGTTGAAGTTCTTGAAATTCCCTTGTGTTTTGTTTTCCGGCAATTGCTAAATCATAAAGACGGTCTTCCATTTTTGAAATCGAACCGGACACTTCGACGATGATATCATCACCAAGATGTTCCATATCACCGGCAAGTTTTTTCACTTCGGTTCTTGCTTCTTCATATGCCTTTGACAAATCTTTGAATTCTTGCGTATTCGTTTGACCGTTCTTTGTCAATGTTTTCAATTCACTATTCAATCCTTCAAGTTCTTTGTCAAGATTTTTCACATCGTTAACCGATGAACCCGTGTCAATTGTTGCTTTGAATATTGCTTCTTTTCTTGCCATATCTTTATAAAAATGTTGTTCCGAATAATGTCATCTTTAATCCGGACGCGACGTTGTTCGTGTCCAATTTTGTGACTTGAATTTGTATTGTTTGGTCATTGACAACCGTAGCGCGTCCCAAAACATTTGGTGTCGTCGCGGTTGTGGATGTTGTTTCACCGGCATCAATTGTCAACAATGTTCCGCCACCGCTAAAAATTGAAAAACCATTTACCAGGATATCAATCGTCAATAAATCTTCACCCGTTCCCGCGTTCACTAAACTTGCGCGAACATCCGTCAAAGTCATTCCATCCGGAGCGCGGAACGTGTACAAAACACCCGTTGTCAAAACCGTTGTTTCGTCACCGATTCCAAATTGCATGACCCTTTGAACTTGTGGCGAACCCGACTTTTGATACAAGTCATGGTCAATTGTTGTTGTATATGTTTGAATTCCTTCACCTTCAATCAATCGGATTAATTCGGTTTTTGTTGAATTGTCATCACTTGAATTATAGTTTTCTATTTTTTGAAGTCTATACACAACACCATCAATATTGACAAGATTTCCGAAGTCAAGTTGATTGATGTCATTTGAATTCATTCCAAGTGAACACGTCAACATTTTTCCGTTCCTATCTAACAACTCCCGAATGAATCGTTCGTGATATATATATAAATTATTAGTTGTGTAATTATTTCCGGCGGTGATATCATAATAAACGAAATCAGGGATTTCAAATTGCAAGTCAAACGTCGGTGAATTGATATCGTCCAAATGTCCGACATATGGATATGTAGTTCTTGCCGTTGTTGAAGAACTATATTGGTGAACCCAATTTCCGGATTCCATTGTTCCGACAATACCCTTTTTGATTTGAACAACAAATGACTTGCCACGTTTTGAAACGACTTCGGATATACCGTCGTCGTCCGTCTTTACCTGGAAATTTCTTGGAACGATTAAATTCGTTGTCGGAATCTTTGCAAGTAACTTGTTCGAAAATGGTAACTTTATAACCGTTTCGCCTTTGGAAAATTGTGAACCGGACATGACTGACTTCGAACCATATTGACGCGTCACGTCTTCTTGATATTGTGTATTGAAAAAGTCTTTATCATCCGTGAATTCAAATGAATATTCTTTTGACGCGAAGTTGATTGTCGGTGTGACTTTGATATCTTTTGAATGGTCAAGTTTTTCCGTCCAATTTATTGCATTGTTTGAACCATTATAGAAATCATTTAACGGTTCAATCAATAATTTGTTCGGTTGTCCCGTCACCGGTTTAACATAAAGATTGAACATATTAATTAACCCTTTAAAGAATGTCAAACAATCCATGTCCGGAAGATATGTTTTGATATTCACAATTGAATCCGGTTGTGTTTCTTGAATTGAATATGACAAGTCAAGACTTGAAAGACTATCCGCCGACACATTGAAGTTCAATGTTGCACCCGCTCCCGTTATGTTATATATTTTGGTGTTTGAAATTACAAATTGAATTTCAAATGTGACAACATCGGACACGTTTAAAAACACATCCATTTGATTCATTGTGAATGTTGCCGAATATGAATTGTTCAATGTTGCCGTTTGAATCGTGTTTGTCCATAAACTTTCGGTTTGAACATTCACACCATTAACAAATAAAAGTCCACGCGCTTCAACGGTTGAAAACAAGTTCGTTGTTCCGACACCATTCGGTAAAACAAAGTTAAGTTCAACCGACATTGTCCCGGAATATGTCAATTCAAAGTTACCCGTGAATTCAGACACAAACATCAACGGTTCACTTGTTTGAATTTGTGACGCCGGATCAACGTTTGATGCAACAATTGAATTGTATTGTGTGGACAATGTTGTTGTTGCCCATGCGAATATTTCGGTTGTTTCTTGATATGAAGATAACACCGATGAAATAAAATTTGAACCTAATGTGTTTAGTTGATTTGTTTCAATTGATTGTGCGGTTGCGGTTGCTTGTGTTATTTCCGGAAGAATACCACCTTCAAACGCCAACAACAAACGTTTGAATTGTTGTGTTTCAAAGAAATCGGATTCATATGTCACACCAATATTTTCAAACATCTTGTCAACGATATTCTTGATGAATACTTGCAAAGGAATTTGTTCAACTTTAAATGTGTCCGGTGATGTTCTTGTATAACCGTAATCAATCAATCCGTAATAATATCCTTCGCCGTTCCAATTGTTACCGGTGAATGCGTTATAACTTGCGCCATTCTTTTGAATAACACCCGACCACGAATTTTGTTGATTTGTTAAATTCAATGCGTGATTGTATTCCGACCATTCAAGTTCGCGAAGTTTTATTTTGCTTAACAATGTGGTGATGTCAATCGTGTCAGAAAACAAAACAATCCTAAATGTCCAAACACCATTCTTTTTGACGCATTCGGTCAACTTGCAAATCCCTTCAAATTGAAGAATCCCGTTTTGATAATATCGCGCGGTTGATTTCAATGATGTGTCGAATGATGCCATCACCGGCGCACCCGTTGAATCGGATGTTGTTAAAGCAAAGACCGTTGACATCAATTCGTGATTTACGCGTGTTCCTGGCAAAGTGATTGTTTTCGAACTTGACCCATTTCTTGACGACAAATCTTTGATGTCCGAAATTTGAAACGTTAACGGAAACGGAATTGACTTTGATAAATCAACGCGAATGTTGTTCAAATATAATTCCATATTTTATCCTAATTGACTTGTGTGATTGTATGTTCTTTTGATTTTGATGACTTCTTGAATCAACCCTTCTTTTATTTTTTGTTTTTTAGTGAATGATTTATTCGAAACAATGACCGGTTCAAATACGCCTTCCGTGATTTCAAGATAAACCGACGGTGATTCAAGCAAAGAACCCATCAACCAATTTTGTTTTTCTTCTTTTATCCAATCCGAATTTAATATCATTGTGTCCGTTGATGTTTTCGTTCCGGAAAATGCCGAACCATTGACACGATTATAATCGAATGTATTTGTGTTTGACCATCGTCCCGGTTCACGTTGATATTCAAATGAACGAACACTTGTCGATTCTTCGGAATATTTTGTGAATGAATACGAATCCCAAACACCAAATTTGTTCAACCAATGCAAACGACGTGATGTGTATTGTGAACATTCGTTGTCAATATATATTTTAAATTCTTCCGTGTTCGCACCGGAATGTGATAATTGAATTGTGTAATATGAACACGTTGTGAAATTGGCATCGGTCACGGAAGTATTCGCAACAACCGAAGACGGTGACACATTCACAAGTAAAAGATTCGCGGCGGTCAAACCGGATGCCGTTCCCGTTGCGATTAATGTGTCGGTGATGGTATACAATTTCGCGGTGATATCACTTGCAACCGCCGACGAATTGACCATAGCCAAAAACATCGATTCAGTCAATCCGCAAAAATATTGTTGTGTTCTTGGAAAACTTGTCAAGAATAAACACGGCGATGAAACCGCGAAGTCATAATCACCGAAGACATATGAAATCCAATCGATATAATTTAACGCACCATTAATCACATTGAATGTACTTGAACCAACATACACACCTTGTTCGGTCGGCGGTGTTCCGTACTTTGGACGAACCCGAATTGAATATGACGCAACCGCATTCGTGTACGGTGTCGCAAATGAACCGTCCGAAATCAATTGACTTCTTACAATCGAACGCAATATTTCCGAACAATCAAATTTTCCGAAGTTAGATGATTCGGGAAATACTTGATGAAACGAATGAACCGATCCGTTCACCGTCAATTCAATCAAGAATGAGAATCCCGGTTGACCCGTTAATATTGAACTAAATTCAAATACAACGGGATTTGATGCGGTTGTATAATTTTGCGGTGATGCGGTTATTGTCATGCTTATTGTGTTTGTTCGTTTACTCGAATGCTTTGTCGAATGATACTTCAACCATCAATCCGGACACGGTCGCAATATCTTCCGCCATACGTTCAAGAACTTCGTCGGTGATGACTTGTTCGGTGATGTTCTTTGGTTTGATTCCGTATCGTTTTATGTTCACGGCGATTGCGTAAGATTGTTCTATACTTGCTCCCGACCATTCACGAATCGATTGCGCCATTGTGCCAGGTACACCAAGATTTTTAAATTGATAAAGTCCATTTGAAACAACCGGACGAATTGATTTCATTGCGCCTTGAAATTGACCAACACCCGAAACACCGTCGTCAATAAATTTGTAGTAATAATCCGCGAAGATTTCCATTCCATTTGAAGACGGCAAAACATTGACCGATGATTTCAACGCGCCATTGTTTGATTTCGTGTTCCGTTGTATTTCATCACGGAATGAATCCATCAAGTCATTTCCAAAATCAAGAATCAATTTGTCATATATTGACGCGGCTTCCGTATCTGAAAACTTGCCCGTTCCAAGACCCGAACTTTCTAATTGTCGTAAAATTTCCGCTTCGTTTACTGCCATGTATTAACGTGTTTGATTGTTTCGATATTCATCTTCGATTTTCAATTTGAAATAATTAATCCAAAACAAAAAGGATTGATATGACATGGATGTGATTTTGTCAACGTCACGGTTCAACTTGTCCGCTAGAAAAACTATGTTTGATGTCCATCCGAACCATTCATCATTTTGATTCGATTCTTCAATTCGTTCTTCGTCATCGTCATCGTCACTTCCGTTTTCGCCATGTTCAACGCCCAAATACCGTCCTTCAATTTTTCCCATCTGTCCAAAAAAAAAGCGAACACATTCAAGAATTCATCACCTGGAAATTCTTTCTTGAACGCTTCGATTCGTTTTGATATTGGATTCACAATGTTGTCGTGTTCGTTTACTTGGTTGTAAATCATACCTTCTTCGATATACAACATCGCAAGGATATCATAAGGTTGTTCATATATGTTTTCAATCAACTTCAAATCGATTATCAATCCGGTCGTCTTGTGTTCGAACTTTTT